TTTGCCCCTTTAACTTCAAACCCCCCTTTCAGTTTGCACCTACTTAGGGGGTTTCTATTACACTATAATTTAAACATCAGTTTCTACCACTTGGTTTGTTACTATTAGTACCTGTGCCCTTGGTTGCATTTCACCTATTGCAAATTTACAATTACATTTGAAGTTAATATCTGTATTGCCAGTAGGACTTGAAAATGATGCACCTATGTTTATATCTCTGCTAATCAAATCATACGTACTACTTAGTATTTCGCCTTCGAATATGTGTCCTGCTTCATAGCTTCCAGCGTTTACATAAAAACGATATAATATTGTACCGTCTTTATTTACTAAAAGTACTCCCGTATTGTTGTCTATTGTTGCACCATTTATTAGTTCAATATTAGCACCTATTAACTTAACACTATCTCTTCTTTTTATTCCATCTGTTTTTACAATGTTTCCTTTGCTAGATGTGTATCTACCGTTGAAATTTGGTGTACTTAAATTTTCGATATAATAGTCACCATTATAATCATAATTTGTTTCGGCATCAGTGTTTTTCAAATACACACTTCCACCTTTTAGGTTTATGACTGTAATGTTTTCAATGTATACAGGAACATCGTTAGATATATATACCAAGCAACTTTTTTCAGTTTTATTATAACGCACACATACGTTTAACATAGTAAATGTTGTTACGTTGTAAAAATTATTTGTATGTGTTTTCGCAACATTAGCAGCTCTATTTATATAATTTAATGTTCCACCATTTAGGACAAGATTTATAGCGTTATCTGCGTTTATTACGACATCTATATGTTCAACGTATAGATTGTTTATATAAACACCAACACAAGAATATAGATTAAACCCGTATTTGTGTTTTTCAAAGTCACAGTTGTTGAAATAGATTCCGTAATTTTCAGCACCACCGTCACCTGTAATTCTTACACCAGTTGATACATTTTCTAGCCCATAAAATTGACACTCTGTATATTCAACATTGTTGCATGTTCCACTTTGATTTATACACATATTATTGCTTTCAAATCTACAATGATTGAATTTTACGCACCATGCACCTCTTATAAGCACACAAGTATTAAATCCAAATAAGTGTATATTCTCAATAAATGAGTACCGGATTCCCGTATATGGAGTTACAGTTGTACCAATGAAGTTTAATCCAACATGTTCACCTGTTGTATCATTTACTCTGAAATTTTTTAATACTAATTTATCAGCACTATTATTTTCAAAGAATGTACAAAAATCAGATGAACACTCTATAATGGTATTTTCATTACCACTTCCTATAATTGTGTTTCCACTTTTTAACTTAATAGGTTCATTTATATAGTAAGTACCACTAAACAATTCTACATACCCAAATTTATTAAGCATTTTTTGGATATTTTCTGTATCAGTATTGCCTGATGTGTCGTTACTAGGCAACACCATTCTTGCGTGCATTTGAAGCAATATATTTAACGTGCCGTCATTAGCCATTTGGTCTAACTTATTGTTAATTTCTTCTTGAACATCAAGTGAACTGAAATACATGTTCACATAGTTCTGCAACTGCTCATAAGCCGTATGAAGATTAGTAACATCACCATGTAATGTTTCAACATCTTCCATTGTCTTATTCAGATAGTCTATTACTTTACAAAGTAGTTCATAATAACTCAAACTATCATCATAAACAAGTGGTAACACTTTCTGACACCAATATCTGAACGGCTGTAATGGTCTGTAATTGCCCATTTCTGGTGTAAAATCAGCAGATGGTAAAGGTGTTATAGTTCTAGTGTTCATAATAAATCTCCTTTCAATCTACCAAAGTCCAAAAAATAAGTCCTTAAATTCATCAATAACCATCATATCAATATTCAAGAACGTATCCCTAAACTCAATAAGCATTTTACTATAAGTCTCACTACCTTGTTTACCAACAAGTGTTTCAAGATAATCTTCCGTTGTGTTGCTAGTTCCCGTTAATTTATTTGTTCCATTTTTCGTATTATTTGTAGTTTCATTTTCTGTATAATCGTTGTCAACATTTCTAGTAGTATCTGTGTTTTCATTTCCACTACTTGTTACACCATCAATAATCTTTCTGGCATTAGTGAGATAATTCTCATTTTCCAATCCAGTAATCGCGCCTTGTGGTGTATCACTGTATAAATCTCTTTTAGTTTCATCACTACTAGCACTTGTTATAGTTTTACCTGTTCCAGTTTCCTTAGTATCATTTGTTCCCGTAACTTCTCTTGTGCCATTAGCTGTATCAGTTGTTTCTCCGTTTCGTTCTTCTGTACCATCAACAGTTTTGTCATGTTTTCGTGTAATATCTACATCATATAACGGATTGAATTTAATCAATTCGCTTTCATACAACTGATTGTAGTACGGCATAATCTCTTCAAGCCTTGTATTCATCCAAAGCGTCCAGATACCTACCGTTTCACAACAAATTTCTCTCATATAATAGTGCTTCAAAATCTTTGAACACAATACACTTCTGTAAGCTTCATCAAAGAACGGTGCTTTACTCGTAAATATCTTATTCCACGAACCCGCGATAATTTTATCAACATCACCACTACCACCACTTACTTCAAGTCCACTTTTGTTTTCACAAATGAACCTAACTTGTGTAGTATATTTACTCATTACCTGCACCCCCTATCGTATCAGCACCAGCGTCCTTTGGAATAGTATCATTGTCAACCTGCTGAAAATCTTCACGATAATTAACCTCAATATTAGTTCCGAACATTGTGTTAATCTTTTCAACAGCCTGTCTCCTACTTTCCAATCTACTGTACCTACTAGCAATAGTACCACCTTGATTTCTTGTTACTTCATCAGTTATCAATCTTTCTTTCTTCTGAATATTGATATTACTGATACCAAGATAAGTCAACGCTTCATTCCATATTTGCGTTTTTAAAGTATAAAGTTTGTCACACACATAAGGTGCGCCAGTATTCAAAACTTTTAACGCATTTAAGTCCAAGTTCTTATCACCAAAAATAAAAGGTGCGTTACCATCAAACTCTTTATAAAGGTTCAAAAGTGTCAACCTTTGTTTCTCTGTTCCCTGTACCAACACTGGTGTTTTCTGTGCATTGGCATTAACATCAATTATTCTGTCAAGATTATACAATCTTCTAGCAAACATTTTAACATCAAGAATACTATTTGTATGCAGATAATTGTTCCATATAATCACGCTGTTACTTTCTTTCAATAACTTCTGATAGTTATTATATCCAGAGTATGCTCTGCGCAAAATCGGATTGCCGTACACATCAAGCCTACCATTTGTTATACAGTCCAAACACAAGTCACCAAGTACATCATCATTAAAGTACACCATACAACCAGTTTCAAAGAGGTGTAATTCAAGATACCTAGCGTCAACACTAGCAGGTAAATTTTTCCACTCAAACATGGAAATAGCCAACTCTGTTAGCCTATTAAGGTACTGCATATATGTCAGATTGTTTAGTGTAGCACTATCACCAAACCTATCTGTAATACCACGCTTTCTACCCATAACTAATTCTCACCACCTTTACACTGTATTATCAAGATTATACTGTCCAACCTCTGAACCATTTTTCCAGAACGTAATACCATTATCATAGATACTACAAATTTTCTTCATATCGTCAGCAGGTACACTACCAGTAACAGTAGCACCAACTGTCTTTACATAGTTCCAATGAGGTCTACTATTTCTGTTAGGCTTCTTCACTCTATGAACGGCATAACCAAACATAGTGAAATATTCGTCAATCATTCTTGCATATTCTTGACATACGCTACACCGTCCACCGTAAAACTGTTGCTTACCATTAGCAACATTACCACCACCGTTATTAAGATTACCCTTACTAATATCAGCGGCAATAGAAGCTTGATAAAACTGCGACATTAAACCACTTACTTGCCCTATAATTCCTGAACCAATAACAGCATTAGGGTTGGTACTATAAGCACCTGCAATCCCCATCTGCCCCACACTAGCAATAGTGTTAAGTGCAATAGGTACACTATTTTGTGCTATCCATGCTTGATAAGCGTCTACATTCCAAGAACACATTGGATAGCTGTTAAGTTGTAAACTCTCTGTATTCAAGCTAGTGTAACCACCTAACTCACTATAACCTGGCACACCTTTATAACTACAAGGTCTAAGTATAGCAATTACTGGTTGTGTAACTGTTCCACTGATTTCAACAACAGGTGTGAAATTTTCAAAGAACTCATAGCGTAAACTTAATTCGCTACCACTTGCATTGTCAACATGATAAAAGTTATACGGATAAGTATACAACTTTTTGTTCTTAGGTTTATAACCGTCAAGTGTATCATCAGTAGTGACAGCAGATAATGTAACAACATTCTTAGTAGCACCCTGTCCGTAACTCAATCTATGTGTATCTGGAATACTATCACCAATAAACAGTTTAGGAAACATATACATACCAATAATAGCGTCAGGTTTCTGAACATATTCATTAACCTTATCGTTGATACTTTGCACATCTGTGCTATCGTAAACCCACAACTGTGCTGAACCGTATATTCCGTCATATAACGTACCGTCAGTAGCATCATTTGTATCAACAATAGCAATACAAACAACCATATCAGACATATAAGTTACTGGCTTGTAGTCATTAAAAACGTACTCACCAGTTGCGACAGTTTCCGGTTCAATGTGTTCACCAATAGTATCAGTAACAGTGTGTTCTCGTTCCACAAAGCAGTAGTCTGGTTCGCAATCAAAGAACCATGTCTGCATAACATCAAGTTCAAAGTAAATCTCTGCACACTCATTGTTCACAAATTCAACCGCTGTTATGAACGCATAAAACCACTTATTTCCGTAAGCTGTATTCTGGAACATCATGTAATTACAGTCATAAAGATTGTCTGCTTTAATTCCAACTCTAGCTACACCACGTTTTACTCTTTGATAGGTGTAATTAGTTAGATTATATTTCTGCAAACCAATAAAGTAATTATACTGCGCTGTTGAACTTGCAAAGTATATTGTGTGGTCATAGGTTGTATCAAGAGGTACGTCTTTAAGCAACCTTATATTTGTTGTAGGTTGTATATACATACAATCACTCCTTTACACAATTTTCTAGTAAAGGGTATATCAGAAAACTGATACACCCTTACAGTTAAAATATCAGTTCTTGTTAAGAGTAACAGTTTCGTCAACAGCAGTAGAACCATTGATGGTAGCAGCCGCGGTGTAAGTAGTTCCGTTAATCTCTGCAACAAGTGTGATGTCTGTTGTAACCTGTGAAGCCGGGATAATAAGTCCACCGTATTTCTGAACAGCGATACCAGCAGTTGTAAGTGCTTCTGTCTGAACAAAGTTCACATTCTGTGGATTAAGACCTGCTTCTTCAAAGTCAGCACTGATAGTAAATACAGTAGCAACATCGCTTTCATCTTTAGCGTCCACATGAACAGTAACAGTTGCAGGCAAAGCAACGTCTGCGGCAGAGGTGGCAAACACAACAGCATTTGCGAACGGAGAATTTGACACCGTTTTCCACGTATGATAGAAGTAGTTCCAGTACAAACCAGAAGCAACATACTTCTCTGTGAATTTGTTGTTGTTGTCGTAAACCTGAAACCAGTTATCGTCCAAAATAACTGCCTTTACATTAGCTAACAATGCTAACTCGTCTGCTGTTACTTCTTCGATACCATCAGAGTTTGCTCTGATAATATCAAAACGCTCATTGTCAAAATCAGTCCAGTTGTCAATGAGGAACAGTCTACCCATGAAGTCAGCCTTATCCATATTGAACGCACTTGCAAGCACATTTACGTCAAACTGTGCATTGAACATAGCGTCCATGAAGATAACCTGTCTTTCTTTAGGTGTGTTAGTCTTAACTCCTGCTTCGTTGTACTCACTTGACATAAATGGTAACAGGTTAGATGTTCCTCTAAACTGTACAGCCGATTCGCTAAGGTCTGTACCTGCTCCAATAGAAGTAGGGTACATTTTTCCGTGGCTGATTGCCTTAATAAGCAGATACTTAAACAGCAGAAATTCGTCGTACTCTGCGGCGGTGTAAACAGCGTCTACAATCTTAGCGATAAGATTCTGAACACCCTCAATGCTAAGAAATGCCTGCCGTAAGTCCTCGTCCTGAATGGTAACAGGGTACATTACTCTCCAGTTCATAACGTGGAAAGCTGAACGAACATCTGGAATAGTTCTCTGGAACTCACGTTTAGACGCTTTTTCAACATTGAAGTCAACAGCTTTTGCGATAGATACGAAAATATCCTCGACAGTTTCTCCGTACTCAATGTAACCTTTTTTGAGTATAGAGTAAGGGTTGTTAAAGGTTGCACTCTGTACACGCACGATTGCAATTCTGTTTACCAGAGCGTTGATAAACTGGTTTGCAAATGCAGTTGTACCATAGATAATTTCTCCCACTTTGGGAATGTCATTGACAGTAGCAACTTCCGGTACGTTCTGCTGATAATCATAAGAAGCGTTCTGTCGGATTACGTTGAGAATGTCAATGGTTGACGCATTAAGCGTACTGTTTGCAATTCTTCTTGCCATGATTTAATCTTCCTTTCTTAAATGAATTTATTGCTAAACTGTTGTAAACAGTTCTGCAAACGTCTTAGGTTTTGGTGTGTCATCTGGTTTAGGCGGTTCTGGGTCAGGATTGGGGTCTGAACTGTAAAAGCGTTCAGTGTACTTCTTACGCCATTCTGCGTCATTTTCTTCGTACTTAGCTTTCCAGTCTGTTCCGTCACCTTTTGCCTTTGTTTCTAAGTCAGAAAGTGTGTCTGTAACATCTTCCAAAAATGCGATTGTTTCATCGTCAGTCTGTTCATCTACTCTGGCTTTTAATTCTGCAAGAATTTCTTCTCTAGTTTTTACTGCCATGTTGTTCTCCTTTCTATGATATTTTTGTCCACTTTGTAGTGTCGAATAAGAGGCTAAGTCTTAACGAAAGTGGGTGATTAGGTGATAACATAATTGTTCCATCTTCTGTCACCATAATTGTAAATCCTTCTTCATGTTTGTAAGTACCTGCTTTGAACGGCATATTTGTTTCTCCTTTCTTATTAGTAATGGTATTTTATCCACATCCATATAGGCATTTTCTTTTTTCGTGTTCCGGGTGTACCACCGCCCCCACCACCTGCTGAATAATAACGATACATCAATACAGCGTTTTGTAATGCTTGCCCCTCTGTAAGATAGTACATTGGTTCAGTTTCCCATGCAACGATTGATGTGTTATTAGCGTTTATTCCAATGAACTCTAGTGCTTGATTAGCAAAGTTAATTCTTTCTGCTAAAGCAGGAACACCAGGTCTCTCCCAACAAGTACAAAAAGCTTCTGTTAGCATAGCAACATCTGTTGAAGTTGATGTAAGAAATTCTTCTAATGAAGATATGCCACCAAAAGAACCAATCCAATCTCCCTCTACTATTAGGTATTGCATTTGCCCCTCTGGACTTGTATCTTCGTAACCGTTATCACTTAACCACCTCAATAGAGCTGTTTTTCTATCCCCATCCCATTGAAATAAACCAAACGCACCACCGCCAAGCTGTGATAGCGTAGGATTGACATGACTTTCTCTCCAAGCATTACCTGCTAAAGCTGCAACTACATATATACTTGCACCGTATCCAGTTGCACCACCGTCACCATACCTAAATAGTCTAGGAAAGGAACGCTCATAGTCTGGGTTTCCACTACTTGAACCTATACTAACTTGATTAGCAAGTGGAGCGTTATCTGTATGCGCTCCCATAAAAATACCTTTACCACTTCCACCACGATAGCACATTTCTGTGTGTCCACTTGATAGACCTATATCTCCTGCTAGGTATTCACCACTTGCGTCAACTTCTGTAAATCCTAACCGCAAAAGTTCGGACGCTTCTGAATAGGTGGTAAAGGCATTATTGTTTGGTGCATAAGATGGAGTTTCAAAACCACCGGCAAGTAACGCATAATTTATAAATGAAGAACAATCGTAGTAAGTTATACTGCCAACTGTTTGTTGATTTCTATAACTTTGACTGTACCCAGCATTAGGTGCATTACATGTTTGAATAGCCCACGAATACGCACGGTTAATATCCGGCATAGTTTAACCTCAAGATAACATCTGATTTACAAGTTTCTGGATAGCAGAGTAGTCATATCCTGCGGCGGTAAGTTTCTGCTTTCTTGTATCACCATTTCCCCACTTGCCTGCAATTACTTCTCTTGCAATTTCTCCGTTAGATTTTAACTCTTTTCCAGACAAAATAGCGTTTACTTTTGTCTGTACAGTGTTGTAATCATAACCTGCTTCTGTAAGAAGCTTTTTGCGCGTATCTCCGTTACCCCATTTACCTGCAATTACTTCCCTTGCAACTGTATCAATTGATACGTCTGGTGTAACTTCTGTGTTCTGTCCTGCGTATCTAAGATGTACATCCCAACCACCAGAATACTCGTAATATTCTCTGATACAGATTTCCTTTCCAGTCTGGTCACCAGTTTTACCACCAGTTACCGTTCCTTTTTCGTTGATAGAAGCATTAGCAATCTGACTATTTGAGATACTCATTACAACATGGTGCTGTGTCTTGAGGTGTACATCACCTGGCAACCACGGTGCTTTACAATCAACAAAACCTGCTTTACGCAACTGTGCTTCCAGATTACCAGTCCATGAGTACGGTGATACGTTAAAACCTGCTTCATGGAGTGCAGTTCCAACAAGAGAAGAACAGTCATAATCTGGTCCATTTCTGTGTGTCTGGTCATAGCCATGTGTGTTATCATTAGCAGTATCAATCATAAACTGAACAGCTTTCATAATATTAGGCATAATTTAGTCCTCCTTTTTAATATCGGAAATGTGAAATAATTCCATAAGTTTTTCCGGCAGAATGTCGGGATTAATCTTGCATATGTTTTCAAGTATTGACACTAATTCTGTGGTACATACATAAAGGATAATGATAGGTAAAATTGGTGTGCCAAGCTGAAAACCTATCAGTGAACCTTCTGTGTCAATTAACCATGCCACAAAGTAACATAAAATGAAGCCAACCTTTTTGAAAAGACCGTCACGCAATTTTGACGATTGAATGTCTTTGTTTTTGACCGCAGTTATGATACCAGTGATAAGGTCTAAAGCGTTGAAAACCAGTGCAATAATTATAGGGTAAAACTGTTCCATTTCTTTCACTCCTTTCCTTGCTTATTTATATTCATTATAGCATATTACTGGACAAATTGCAATAGGTGTGTTATAATATAATAAGAAAGGAAGTGATTATAACGTGGGTAAGTATTATGACGGTACTAAACTATTGTCTATGCTTGACATAAATGGGTGCAAACCAGAAATATATATGTGTACAACTAATCGTACTGGCGGTAAGACTACTTATTTTGGTAGATTATGTATAAACAGGTTCTTAGATAAGGGCGAAAAATTCGGTCTTATCTATAGATATAATTATGAACTTGATGACGTTGTAGATAAGTTCTATAAAGACTTAGGAAGTTTGTTCTTTAGTGGGCATGAAATGACTAGCAAGCGTAGGGCAAGTGGTATATTCCATGAATTGTTCTTAGATGAAAAAAGTTGCGGATATGCTTTGAGTCTTAATAGTGCAGACCAGATTAAAAAATATAGCCACTTATTTTCAGATATTATGCGTATGATATTTGATGAATTTCAGAGTGAAACTAATCACTATTGTAATGATGAAGTTAAGAAGTTACTTAGTGTTCATACTTCTATAGCTAGAGGACAAGGTGAACAGGTTAGATATGTTCCAGTTTATATGCTTAGTAATCCAGTAAGTATTATAAATCCGTACTACGTTGAAATGGGAATAAGTGCTAGACTTAAAGATGATACCAAGTTCCTACGTGGAGATGGTTTTGTACTTGAACAAGGTTTTATATCTAGTGCAAGTGATGAACAAAAAAGTAGTGGATTTAATAGAGCTTTTGCAAAAAACGCTTATGTTGCTTATAGTAGTGAATGTGTTTATCTTAATGATAACAAAAGTTTTGTTGATAAACCAACTGGTAAGAACAGATATATTTGTACACTAAAATACAAAGGTACTGATTTTGGTTTAAGAGAATTTACAGAGGACGGTTTTATCTATTGTGATGATAAACCAGATGTTACATTTAAGACTAAAATAACAGTAACAACAGCAGACCATGAAGTGAACTATGTTATGTTAAAAAGAAATGACTTCTTTTTGTCAAACCTTAGATATTTATTTGAACGTGGTGCGTTCAGATTTAAGGATATGAGGTGTAAAGAAGCTGTACTTAGTGCGTTAAGTTACTAGGTTATCCACATTAGTATGTGGAAAGTGTTGATAACTTTTAGGTATCTTCTCATGTGTCCACCAATGAACGGGTAGGATAGCACACTTGAAACGATAGTGCCTACACCGCTTGTCGTTTTCGCTGAACGCTTTGTTTGGTACATGAGTTAAAGATATAAATAGAAAAAAGCAGGGATACGAACTTAGTTCGCCCCTGCTTTTCTTATTCATTCCATTTCAATGAATGTTACATATTCTCCATTATCACCTGCAATACACTTACCATTTAACAATGCTTCAATCATTTCTAATGTCAAATAGAATGTATCTGAACCCCGCATATAACCGTATTCATCTTTAGCTTGTCTTGTATTTTCAATTATCTTTACATTATCCATTATTTTTCTCCTGTTGAACCAAAACCACCACGGTTTATTTCTGATAATTCTTTTACTTCAACAATGTCAACAGGTGGTTGATGCTCAATAATTCTAAACTGACATATTCTTGTGTTCTTAGGTATATTGATATTCCTAGTAGCGTATGCAGGAAAATGCCATTCATCATTGTTACCACAATATGTTTCGTCAATAAGACCAACACTGTTTGCTTGAATTATACCGTATTTCTTAAAGGTTGAACTTCTAGGTATAACTAATGCTTCATAGCCTTTAGGTAACATCATAGCAACACCAAGTGGAATTAGTTTGAACTCTCCTGCTTCAAGTGTAACATCTTCTGCTATACGCAAGTCAATCCAATCTCCACCACTAAGAATTTCAATCTTATCCATACCCTCTTTTACATATTTAATGTTAATAGTTTTAACTTCCATAATTAATACACCTCATAGCAATCATTATTCCTCAATAATTAAATCAACTAAACTTTCTTTTAGTGATATTCTAACATCAGTAATACGCATTACCTTTGGTAGATAACAACCAAAACCATAAATACTATTAAGCAATAACTTTGACAGATATTCTTTAGTGCAACCCCTGTGATATAATTTACCATTAATTGACAGGTCAAAAATATCAAAAGGTATTAAACTACAACAATCATTTAATGTAATATATCTTGAATAGAAGTGTCTATATTTGCGTTCAATTCCTACTAATTGTAATAGTTCACACTCCCTCTCTTTGTGTCTTTCTAATTCGCACTCAAGTTCGTCTACCTTTTTTAAAAGTTCGTTATAAAGTTTTTTATTCATATCTTTTTTACCTCATTTCATATGTTGTGTCAATCAAGAGAATACCACCGCGTATTCTCTTTGGTCTTAATTTTCCGGGAACTTTTAGTCCTACTCTAAAGTCACTAAGATTTCTCTTTATTGGTTTGCCTGTTTCCTTTTCAAACAAGAACTCTTTTTCATCTTCTGACCATTCCTTGAACACTTTTGTTGTCTTATCTGTGTACCCACTAATGTCTGCCGTTCCGTCAAGTGATGCTTGAAATAGGTCTTTGCATTTCTGTGGCATACCTGCACACTTAATATTGTTATACGGTGTATCAATAGGTTTCAAATCTTCTTTAACAACGTGTTCAATGTAAGTCTTTTGTCTGGTGAAAACTGCTACATCCCAACAGCTTTCTAGTTTCCAACAACAGAAGTCTTTATCGTGTATCTTAATTCCAACAATTTCTTCTGGTTCAAGGTCACAATGTATGCTGTCTGTATCTGCATATATAAAACCTCTCTTGTCTTTACCATGATAATTCTTCTGTGCGGCTCTAATAGTGAAGTTTCTTGCGTAACTTGTGATAGCTGAACCAACTGGTATGTACCCAGGCTTCTTGTTTGCTTCTGCAACTGGTAAGAACCCTATGGTTTTATCCTCTTTTACATAAGCAAGTTTAAAACTACTATCCATACTACTTGCCATTTTACCGTACAAATTGTTGAGGAACAACTTTGCCAACTCACGCAACGCGCCTTTGCTTTCCAATTTGATTTTCTTATACTTATCAATGTACTCGTCAAAGATACCTATTTCACTATAAAACCAACAACCGTCTAAAATCTCAAAGTCTACAAGTTCGTAGTGTTCTTTCAATAACTCGTAGTCAGTCATTGTCAAAACTAACTCAACTCTGGTGTCGTGAATGTTACCGTCTTTATCTGTATAATGTGTGTAATATTCTCCTGTCCTTTTGTCGTACACATCAGACGTTTCAAGTGCTTCTGTACCTTTGTACAATAATGACGATTTTATTTGTATAAATGGTAGCTTATCTGGTTTAATGTAGAACCTTGTCTTAACTCTAACAAAGTAATACTTATCTTCATCAAGTGCGACGTCTGGAATAAAATTCCCTTTCCAAAATCTTGGTACACCAATGGGATACCTATTTCCACTTTCACTACTCATCATACTAGGGTACAAAGAATTAACATCTGCTGTTGTTCCATTTGTGAATATCTTGTTCTCTTTACCCTTTACTAGATAGCACCAACCACCCCTATATGATTTACGGATATACTCTCCTGCGTTTGGGTATCTATGTGCTTTCTCGTCAATCGTCATAGCATACACATCTGGAAACATTTCATTGTAATCAAGAGCGTTCTTTGTTGAGGACTTACAAATTGACTTGTATTCTTCCAAACAGCATGAACCTATTGTCAATTTGTTATGCCCTTGTTGGAACATTATTTCTAACGCTTCTTTAACTACAAGAACGTCATTAGCTATGTACTTTCTTTCTTCGTCTGTTATAGTACAACCTGCATACCTAAAACCAGTGTACTCCATATCAAGTTTCTTGTGTTTTGTACCAAAACTTTCTCCGATACGTTTTACACTGAATGGTAGTAGTTTTAATGAGTCTCTTATCTCAATAAAATGATTATTGACTTTTATGATAATACTGTACCACATACCTTTATCAGATATGCTATACTTGAATGATTTATTTTCCATGTATTTTTCTGGCAACCATTCTACATCATTTTCGTTATCTCCTACCTTTTTATATGCTTGCTTAAAACCCTTATCAACTAACAAATACGATAACCAAAATGCACCATCGAATTTCAAGTTATGATAGTACGCTACTATGTTGCATTTCTGTGCTAGAAAATAATCGAATTGTTCTCCAATGCTATGAAATATATTTACATCTTCTGTGAACAATTCAACGGACGCACTAGCCCATACTTCTGTGTTTACCTGTCCTTTGTAAACGGTTGTCTCAAAGTCACACATGAAGTAACGATACTTTTTTAATCTCATAGTGGACTACTAAAATCTTCTTCCTGTTCCATTGCATCCATCATTTCAGCCTTAAACAGTGGTCCTGCTTCTGGTAAATAGTTTAACATTTCAGACATATACTGTGTTAGCTTATCTTGTGAATAAACTATCTGATATGTTACAATCAAACCTGCTTCTGCACCGTCGTTTAACATTGTTGCTACATCATGTGCGTCATTTGTTGCTAATATTCTGTCCAACCATGAAAGTAATAAATTACTAGCGTGTTCATTAAACTGTCTCACATGAGACTTAAAACCACTGATAACAACAGCGTCAAAAAATGATACATCTTCTGATATGTTCTCTGGTGGAACAAAACCAGGTGTATTTGTTGGTTCTTGTACTGGCTCAGCTAGTCTGTATTTTCTAGTTTCTGCCGCTTTCTTTGCCCTCAAAGAGCGTTCCAACTTTACACCCTCTGTTGCAGGTACTATTTCTCCTTCTGTTGCTAAACCACCGTATACCGCTTTCTGGTACAACTTATCAGGTGTTAATTTTGCAAGTTTTCTCACACTTGCTTGTGTTACACGTTTAGGTCTTTGTGGTAACACATCTTCACTAAATTGATACCCACGTTTTTCTGCTCTACTTATAAACTGTTTGATACGCTTGACTTGTTTAGAGTAAGCACGTTCCGCAGGTGTTTGATTGCGTCTTTTTGCCATAGCGTTCACCCCCTATAAATGAAATAAGAGACACTCTAGTATGGTACTAAGAGTGCCCCATTTATTAACTGTTACACTCTGAACTTATGCAAGTCTTTCAACGTCCAGTACGCAGTTAATATAATCACGATTGGCTTTGGTTTTACCAGAAGTCTTGATAACAGTAAACGGCTTACCTTTCATAATGTTAGAAATATCGTTGATACTTCTCTTAAACGTAGCCGACTGACAACTGTATACCTGCTTTTCCGGTGTAATGATTGACATTACTTCGACAACCTCACCGCTGTCCTCTTTGACGTCCTCAAACATCAGAACTCCGTCAACTGTGATGTGTTCTCCGTCCTCAACATCTTTCATTGAAACGATTGACGGTGCGATAGTCATAAGGTACTGCTCTACTTCGTTGAACTCTCTGCTCATTTCTTTAATGTTAATCATGGTATTGTTCTCCTTTTAATTAAATATTTTGTTGTGTTTGCTGTTTTAAGTTTTACCTGCTTCTTTGTTATTCGTTGTCTGCTTCTTCGTCACTGTTTGCACCATTTCTAGGCGGAAGCACTTTTGCGTACTGGATAAATTCCTGCTCTGTCATTCCATACAAAGTTTCGATTTCTTCCTTGTCTACAATGTGTACCGCTCTGAGTGTCTCAGTTTCAAGCAACGGACGAACTTTCTTCATCAGTGCTTCATCGTCCTTGTAGGTACGAGGTACTGTAACAACCTTGTTACACGGTTCGCCTGCCTGTACGTCCAGACACATTACATTTGCTTTTGTTGCTACGATTGTTCTTGTTACCATAGGTACTCTTGCCATAATTTTGTTCTCCTTTCTGGCTTTGGTTTGTTTATAGTTTAGGTACATTATTGTACCAGTGGACTGGGCAGGATTTGAACCTGCGATACCCAGTGTGCTTGACCTCGTAATGGTTAAACCATGTACGCATGATTGATACATCTGTTCAATCGGAGACTTACCGCTTGTCTACCAGTCCAAAGGGGTGAGGGTGTACCAGTTTACAGATACACCACTCTGGCAACGTAACTGTTATTTATCTTTGTTACTCTTTTATTGTAGCATATTGTACTTGAAAAATCAACACTTATTTTAAAATTTTCTTAGCGAAAATGCTTATTTAAAATATACTTCTTGTACTGTTTAACAATAACATCTGCTACAATTCTACTTGATAAACCTGTTGATATTTGTACAGCTAAATTGTTAATGGTGTAATGCCAAGTCAAACAACCGACTGGTTGAATGTCAACAATTAGTGTATCATCAACAATGTGTACAGATAAATCTCCTTTTATACGCTGTTTTAATTGTTTTTTGAGCGCATTTGTGAAAATTCTTTCCATGATAACATTCTCCTTTTCTGTTCTCCTTATTTTGTTGTCAAGGTTCGTGTGTACGTTTGTACACTAAAGGGTGTATAGTGTCGAAACTATAACCGTGCCTATCACGCACCCTAGTTTTGGTACTTTCGTGAAATTTTTAACAATGATTTAATTTTCAGATTTCATTTTCGCTTCTTTCTCTTTCTCCTTTTGTAAGCGTTTGTAGACAATATACCACGCTCTGCCTAGTTCATCGTCTGAACCTAGTTGTTCGCTAATGTTAAATAATTTTGTCTCTACTTCTTGTAAATCATCAACAAGTATTTCCTGCTCATTTATTGATAGCATATTATCACACCTTTACTTATTCAATTATTTTATAATAACATGGCTCATTAGCATATTTGCAATAACGCTTTAAATTGCCATAATACCAATACCATTTTGATATTTGTTGCCAAAATCCATTACTTTTTCGTAAAACACAAAACCCTTGACTTTTGCTATGTAAAATCATATAATTAATCATAATTTACACCATTTCAAGAGGTACTAGGCTTTCGCCTAGTCCTCATTCTTATTTGCATTACGTGGTGGTAAAACCTGTGCAAGTCTTATAAAATCTTCTTCGTCCATTCCAAGTAATACCTCTTTACAAGTCTGTTCCTCAATGCGTACAAGTTTAAGAGTGTCAGTCTGGAAAATCTTCTGAAGCTTTTTAAGTAAATCTTCATCAGTGTATTTTCCGCCAATGTCATAAGTGCGTATTTGCACCTCTGCTGTTGTGACGTCAAGCGTCATAACCTGTGCTGTTGTCTGTTCTACTGTTCTTGTTACCATTCTCTTTCTTGCCATAATTTTGTTCTCCTTTTCTATTTGATTATATCTCACACCTTGTGGCGTGGAATGGTAGGATAGGGTTTGAACCTATCCATGCACCGACTGCCTACCAATATTTTGCATGTTTACGCTCTGCATATATTCCAGTTCCGTCCTCTGCACATTTTTTCATAGCATAGTACGTAACATCGCCGAAATATTCCTTTAAGAACCATCCTATCTGCTTTCTTGTGGTTTGACTGTATGTTCCTGTACAAAATAGTACATATTGACCTCTAGTATGTGGTACAGCTTTGATTACTAAAGTTGTATAACTTATGAAGTTTATTGTACCATTATCTTCTATTGATACGTGACACTGTGCGCTTTTATGATTTGTAAGCTTTCTTGTTTCTAACATTTTTACTACCTCTCTTTCTTTTCTATGCACTTATTAT